CCCATTGCAAGACTTGGAAGTCGGGTCCTGCGCCGACGTAGGTGGCCAAAGTAACTCGTTTTGATGTTTCCTCAGACGCAAACTGTTTCAGCCACGCTGAATAAACCAAAGAGATTCGATTAGATCCATCATCAAAACGTGATGGTGCAGAGGGAGACAGAACACGCGCGGGGTCCGTGCTATAAAATGAATAATTATTCAAGTATGGCATGTTCACCTGCAATGTGTTGTTCAAACTAGTGGAGCTAACAACTCCACCATTGTCAAACTCACTAAAACGCGTCAATTCACGCCTTGCTGCACTCAAAGAAGAAGTTGTAGTCAATGTTCCTTGTATGGAACCGGCTGACGACGCGGCAAACTTATTGGTGTTAACACGAAAAACTCCAATGTCCTCACCAAGCTGCGTGCCTCCTGTATCCAAAACAAAAGTGTAGTTTAATGAACCAAACACACCAGCATACGCGGATATCAATACAGGTATAAAAATGTTCCCTGTAAAGTTGTACGCAAACGTGCCACCCTGGTATATGCAATTAGCTGTGGAAGCACCATTTGGATCATAACCTTTACAAACTGGTAAATGTTGAATAGATTTAACTAAACGAAAACCAGCAGTAGAAGTAGAAGGGGGACATTGAATACGATCCATCAATCGCGAACGGCGAGCAAGCTCTCGAAGCGACAGAATTGGTGCCCCAAAATGCTTCATGGTAGGTGCAGGGCTAGGTGTATTTGGCGTTTCAAAATCAACCTCAACCGTATCTTTAGATTGCAATGTGAAGAGAGAAGTAGCGTTCAAATCAGCTGGGTTGTTCACTTCGAAATTTTCACCTCCGTGCACATAAACCAATATACCAACGTCCGCCGAAGAAATTGGTGCAGCCAAAGTTGTCAACACTGAAATATTCAAAACACCATTGTCAAAAGTAGGATCAACAGTCAAAGACGATCCAGTAGTCCAGGTATTGTCTTGAATATCGCGAATACGAGCATAATTCAATTGGTAAAACCAAGGAATTCTAACTTCGTACTCATCTCTGTCGGACAAATCGATAATAGTGTTGTAAACAGTGTTAGCTGGAGGTGTGACATTACCATTACCACTCATGGGATCCCAGGTTACCCTAAGACGTCCAGAGTGAAATTTGGATTTGATAATTTTAATTGTAAAAATCAAATCCCCCCTCCAATGCTCAAAAAATTGAGAGACAAAGGATAATGGTGTATGCTGAATGGCATAACCTCGAACAGTGGCAGGCGAACCTTGGGAGATGGTTCCAGCCCAATCAGTCGAAGGATTGATCACACAGTTAAATACCTGAGTTCCAACAGTGTTCGAAGTAGTCCACACAGTCGACGCAAAGAAACATTTCTTGGACACTATGTTTTGAATCGCCAATTCGTCCTCCTGTGCCAAACCATGGACACTAGGATCTATTGTGATCTGAGACTTTGGATTCAGAGTCAAAGGCTGAAAGGGTACGGACACTTGAGAAGTTGCCAAATGAGGGGCAGCCAAGGGGGCCATAGGTGGCACATCTTGTATGTTGGGCACATCTGTGAATCCAAACAACTTGGCTATACCTCCAATCGCAGTAGCACCCATCTCAGTGGCTTTTGCAAAGCGCCCTATAACAGGAACATTCGTCAAAGCACGGGCAACTTTTGCAACTCCCATGGCAGGAGCAGAAACAGGACCACCAGCTTCATCATATTCATCTTTTGCTTGCAAGGTGAGAGCATTGGTAGAACCAGATAAGCTCACATCTTCTAACCATGCATAAGTTGAAATAGTCAAAGACGTGGTGGCACCAGTATTCGCAACCCGAAGTGGCTCAAATACAACCCATCTCAGCTTCCCCAAATCCTGCACAGCAGTCGCAAATTTCAGTGGAACGAATTCTTCATTATACAACATGGGAACCCGGATTTCAGCACCTGTATTTGAAGACGGATCAATATAGGCTCCTGGAGTTTGATCGTAAGCAATGCGCACTGCATTGTTCGGACCTAAAGCGACAGGATGCCAATTGTAACGTAAAGGATAAGCCTCGGCACAAGGCTCATATGAAGCCCTCAAAGAGCCATAATGAAACTTAGTACCGTTGATGAGCACCTTAATACAAAGTGTGGCCTTCATGAACGCATAATTTTCAATCTTCC